ATCATGCTGGAAAATCAGACGTAATATCTGAATAGACGGCGGGGGAAACCCCGCTGTTTACTGAGGAACGCAATGAAGATCAAAACGATACTGTACAAAGGAACTCAATCCATCGAGGTTGATGCTTCCATTGAGGATAAGTTTGCTGAGTTTATTGCTGCAGGATGGAAAGACCACCCGCATGAACTTGGCGAAGAAACTGAGGCCGAACAGCGCCCAGCTAAACGCGGTCGTAAGCACGCCGCAGAATAGGCTACGAAATGTCTTGGACTAAAGGTCAGCTAGTAGATCAGGCTTACGAGGAGCTAGGTCTGGCTTCGTACTTCTACGACCTAGACCCAGATCAAAAGACCAGCGCACTGCGCAAGATGGACGCAATGATATCTGGATGGCCATCTGTGCGCATCTCCTACAACATATCATCAAGCCCATCTGATGTTGACGCTGACGACGACGCTGGCGTGCCAGATTACGCAGTTGAGGCGATCTATCTTAACCTAGCCCTAAGGCTTGCACCAAGCGTAGGAAAGACAGTAACGCCAGAGACCAAGACAAACGCGAGGATGGCATACAACGCTCTTCTTGTTCAGGCTGCACAGCCAGTTCAAGAGGTTGCGCTTGCATCTGGCATGCCTCGTGGTGCTGGGCAGAAGTACTGGCGTGGATCAACCTCTCCATTTGCGAGTGGGTCTGAAGATACAATCGACGCCGGGTCAGACGGCGAAATCAACTTTGAATAGGGACTGCCATGACCGCAATTAATCGTTTGAACTCTGTGGAATCGCTTGCAAGTAGCGACCTGCTACCTATCTACTCGCAGAGCAACGGCGACGCGCGTAAGGTGTCTCTTAGCGTTCTATCTGAGTTCGTCGAGGCAAGCGCAGCGTCTGCCGCATTGCCAGTAAAGCAGTTTGCAAGCCCAAGCGCAACAGGTCAGACCGTCACAGTTGCTGATGGTGATGATTCTGTTTGGCTGATCGTAACGCCATCAGCTACGTATGCCGCTGGCACCATCAAGCTTCCAGCAAAGGCTAACTGCGCTGACCAACAGGAGATCGTGGTCAACTACGTCAATGGCGTGAATGCGCTGACCGTTGATGCCAACGGTGCCATCTGCATCGGCGCACCATCAATCATGGCCGCTAACGCATTCTTCCGGTTGAAGTTTGATATCGTTATGGGTACTTGGTACAGGGTGGGATAATGCGCATCCCTATCCTAAATGGCATCTTTGCCGATGGGTCGTCCGACTTCAGGTCGTCATACCCACGTAACTTGATCCCAGTACCTAAGCAAGTCGGAATCTCTGAGGGGTACTTGCGCCCAGCTTATGGCATATCCCAATTTGGGACTGGGCCGGGGCATGACAGGGGTGCAATCAACTGGGACAATCAGTGCTATCGCGTAATGGGCACTAAGCTGTGTCGCGTAGAGTCAGACGGTTCCGTTTCGGTTCTTGGCGATGTTGGTGGCTCTGGTCAGGTTACGCTTGATTACTCTTTCGACCGCCTGGCAATTGCCTCGTCAGGCATGCTTTTCTTCTGGGACGGCATATCTATCACACAGGTCACCGATCCAGACCTAGGCGTTGTCAATGATTTCCTGTGGATAGACGGGTACTTTTTGTCTACAGATGGTGAGAGTCTGGTTGTCACTGAGCTTAACGACCCAACAGCAGTTAACCCTCTGAAGTATGGTTCTGCCGAAGCCAACCCTGATCCTGTTGTCAGCCTTGTTAAACTGCGCAACGAGGCATACGCGATTGGCCGATACACTATAGAGGTTTTCCAGAATGCTGGTGGCTCTGGATTCCCATTTGCCAGAATTGATGGGGCACAAATGCAGCGAGGTGCTGTCGGTACTTTTGCGGCATCAGTATTTATGGAGGCAATCGCCTTCGTTGGCGGTGGGGTTAATGAGCCTCCTGCTGTGTGGCTAGGTGGCGGCGGGCAGACGCAAAAGATCTCGACCAGAGAGATCGAGCAGGTGCTTGCGACATACAGTTCGTCGCAGCTTGCTCAGATTGTTGTTGAGTCCATGTCATATGCTGGACACCAGTTCCTGTACGTACACCTGCCGGATTGCACGTGGGTGTATGACGGCGCAGGAACACTTGCAGCAGAAGAGCCAGTGTGGTTCCAGCTTACATCAAGCATCGTCGGGAAGTCGAAGTATCGCGCACGCAACTTCGTATGGTGCTACGACAAATGGCTTGTTGGTGATCCAACTACCTTCAAGCACGGGTACATGACTGGTGATGTTGCGTCCCACTATGGCGACGTGATTGGCTGGGAGTTTGCAACATCAATAGTTTACAACGAGGGTCGCGGTGCAATTTTCCACGAGCTAGAGCTTGTCTCGCTCACTGGAAATGTCACGCTAGGTGAAGACCCTACGATATGGGCTTCGTACAGCCTTGACGGTCAGACCTGGAGCCAGGAGAGGCCTAGGTCTGCCGGAAAGATAGGTGAGCGCCAGAAGCGCATTGTGTGGCTGCGTCAGGGAAACATGCGTAGCTTCCGTATGCAGAAGTTCCGTGGAACAAGCGATGCGCACATGTCTATAGCCAGGCTTGAGGCAAGAGTGGAGCCGCTAAATGTCTAATGTCCCACGCCGGCTGACGAGAGCACAGATAGCTGGTATATCAACAGATCAGCGAGTTGTCCGCGTTATAGAGCAGCTTATCGACACGGCCAATGACGCTTATGACATGGCTGCAGCGGCCCAGACTGAGCTTGACGTTTACACGACGCCGCTTGCTCTGGACATACAGATCAGGGATGCGAGCTACGCAGTGCCAACGTCACCGTCTGTGATAATTCCAGCATCCATTGAGACGCAGCTTGGCATAGCATATGATGCATCAACTGGAGTTATCACGCTGCCACAAGATAGGCCTTACAACGTAAGCATTGGACTTAACGTAAACACGGCTGCAGCACGAGCTATATACTCTTACGTCGAGGTAGACTATGGTAGTGGTTGGGTTGCAGTGCAATACTCTGGCATTGACATGCAAGTTCCAATTCAGGTTGATGGTCAAGTATCTGCGTCATATCGCGCACGATTCCCTGCTGGAACAAATATTAGATTCTACATGCACGCATCTGGCGCTGGTGTGACACTTGTTTCTAAAGATGTTCCCGGAACAACAGCAGGAACTGTTATTGTTCCAGCCTATCGACTAACTATAGCTGCCTGATTTACACTATTGGCATGGTGTGCTACAATTATTGCATTCCAAATTTAACATTGCTGAGATTTAGAGCGTCCAGCGGCTCACGATAGGAGGATGTATCGTGCGGTTTGATGGGCGCTTTTCGGTTGGTGGCGTGTATATTAACTACGATCTTGGCATGGCCGCAGAGGCGATGTCTCGCGCATACAAGGATGTGATAGATATCTCCCCAGAAGAAATACGCAAGAGCTTCAGCGGATGGATTATAGCAAGGCTTGAGACGTCAGATGGTGAGTGCATCGGTGGAGTGATAGTAAGGGATGGCGAAGGTCACATTGGAATCGTTAAAGAGTTTCGTGGCAAGTGGGGCGGAACGGAAACAATACGCAATCTGTGCAAACACTTTTCAGTACACAAAACATCTGCAACAGCAACGAATCACAAAGCAAACGCAATGATCTTGGCATCAGGTTTTGATCTCAAATACAGCAAAAACGGTGTTAACTTTTACGAATTAAGAGGTGCTTAGCATGGGGATGGAATCGGTACTTGGTGCTGGTGCATCAATCGTTGGCGGCATGATGGCGAATGACGCTGCAAACTCTGCGGCTGGCGCTGCTGGCGATGCTCAGGCATGGGCAGCGATGAAGCAAATCGAAGAACAGCGACTTCAGTACGATGAAACTAAGAAGCTGCTTGAGCCTTACGTTGGCGCTGGAACTTCGGCGTTGTCTGCACAGCAGAATCTGCTTGGTCTCGGTGGCATTGCCGCTCAACAAGAGGCAATCGGAAACCTTAACCTTAGCCCACAAATGCAAGCCATGGTGCAGAGCGGTGAGGATGCCATGCGCCAGAATGCATCCGCCACTGGCGGACTGCGCGGAGGTAACTTTCAGGCAGCGCTTGCTCAGTTTAGGCCTCAGTTACTAAACCAGCTAATCCAGCAGCAATTTTCGAATCTTGGCGGGCTGTCAAGCGCAGGCCTTGGCGCAGCAACGGGTCAGGCCGGGTTCGGTCAGCAAGCAAGTTCTAACATCCAGCAGGCGCTTGGTCAGCAAGGCGCTGCGCAGGCCGGTGTACATCTAGCTCAGGGGCAAAACGATGCCAGATTCCGGAGTGGGCTTGGGCAGCTTGGGCAAATGGGCGTAACACAGTACTTCAACGGCCGAAGCGGACTTGCCGGTTCGTCAGCAGGAATGCCAATGGGGAGTCTGTTTTAATGGATCCAATCAACTACAACATTGACGTCAAAAGCCCGTTTGACATCGCCACAAGCGGAATGCAGGCTGGTTTTGCTGCTAGCGCTGCGCAAGATCAGGTTAGGCAACGGGCAATGGCGGAACAGCAGCAACAAATGGCTCTTGCTCAGCAGCAGCGACAAGCGCAGGCTATGACTGCATTCGCAAACAAGCCAAACAAAACTGCAGATGATTACGCGCAGTTTGCAATGCTCAATCCCGGCTTGGCAGAGGCCGCAAAGAAGTCATGGGATATCCTTGCGCCAGCACAGCAACAGTCACGGATCAGTCAGGCGTCTCAAATGCTGTCAGCGCTGCGCAATGGCCGCGCAGACATCGCTGAAAAGATGGCTGCAGATCATGCTACGGCGCTGGAAAACTCTGGCAACACTCAAGAGGCAAAGCAGTTTGCAGACCTTTCGAAGCTAATCAATCGCGTTCCATCTGCCGCCATGGACTCCATCGCCATGACTATGGCTGGCGCTCTTGGCCCGGAGGCTTTTGCAAAGTCGTATGAGTCAGTCCTCACATCGCCAGTTGCTGCAGCAAAGGCTTCAGCCGACATTGGCAATATCGACAGTCAGATCGCAGAGCGCTCTGCAAGACTTGGGTTAGACCGCGACAAGCTGACCACAGAGACGCAGACAAAGCTGTATGAATTGCAACAAAAGGCAAATCCTGCCTTCAATCTTGACTCTGACGCCAAGAAGCTAATCAATGACTCAGCCATTTCAGCTACTGCATCGTCGCAGCTATCTGAGCGTGCGGCAAAGCTTGCTGGTGACTTTGACAAGATTGATTCATTTGCCGGTGCTGTAGGCGGCTGGGGCGAGGCATACAAGCGCCTAACTGGCGACCAGAATGCAGTGTCGTCTCTAAAGCAGGAGTATGTCCGTCTGCGAGCCGGTGAGATTGGTCGTATCGCCAAGTCTCAGGGCGGCGCATTTACCGACAACGACATGAAAGTTGCGTTGCAGTCATTTCCAGATGAAAATGCCGATCCAAAGTACATGGCAAAGTATCTTCGCGGCATGGCAAAGCTGCAACTGGTTCAGTCCGCCACAGATAGCGCCAAGTCAGAGTGGGTGAACGCTGTTGGTCACCTTGGAAAGTCTCGCGCAGATATTTCGATTGATGGCGTGTCCGTTCCTGCTGGCACAACGTTCAACAATTTTGCCGCAAAGTTCGTTGCTGACAAGGCAAGCAAGCTGTCTGTGCAGCAACAGCAAATGCCAGAGGCAATCGCCAATCGCCCTTACGCCGTATTCATGCAACAACAAGGTGAAACTCAGTGAGCGATAACTCATATAAGTCACAGAAGTGGTCCGACCTGTCTGCAGCAGCAGAGCAAAAGGCGGGTCTACCTGCAGGTCTTCTGCATGCCATCGTCACCAAGGGCGAGCGATCAAATGCAGATCAGGTATCAGAGGCTGGCGCGAAGACTGTATTCCAAATCATCCCATCCACAAGAGATGCCGTGCTCAAGAAGTATGGCGTGGACGCTTATTTATCTCCAGAAACCGCCGCAGAATCAGCAGCACTACTGCTGAAGGAGTCTCTTGATCGCAACAAGGGCAATGTTGCTGCTGCGGTCGCAGAGTACCACGGTGGAACTGATCGCGCTAACTGGGGCCATAAGACACGAGCTTATGTTGCTCGCGTTACAGGTGGAGAGCAATCAGAAGGTCGCGCTGCTAGGCCTGCCAAGATAGAGCTTTCAACAGGCTCAACTTTCGACAAAGTACTATCGCAAATGATGCCATCTTCACCGAACGAACAGTCGATAGCCTCAGTCTACGATGCGTATCAGTCTGGCAAGATGTCTCCAGAGCAAAAGTCCGCCTTCGAGGAAGACGTTAGCGCCGGAAAGATCATGCTGCCGCAGGGTGCGTCTCTTGCGCAAGCGTCTGCACCGCCGCAAGGTCAGCCAATCGTGCTGCCGCAGAGCGTGACCGATGCTTACGTGTCTGGCGCGATTAAGGGCGAGGCAAGGCAGGCTCTTGAGGATGACATCCGCAATGGCATCGTGCAACTGCCATCATCGCTATCTGACAAGATCAACGCTGGCACAATGCAAACTGGCACAAACCAGCAAATCATTGAGCAAGCGCCAGAGCCAACTCTTACGCAAAAGGTATACGGGGCCAGCGAGGCCGCAACTGCTACAGTAGGCGGCATGATCGGCGGAATGGGCTTTATGGCCGGGCAGGTAGAGGGGGTTGCAAAATCCATCATCGACGGCACGTATGGCACTCAACAGGGCGTCACAAATACCGAGAATCTTGCCGCACAACGCGCAGGTCAGGTTGCATCAATTCTTCCTCAGCCGCAGACAGAAACTGGTAAGCAGCACGCTGAAGCGGTAGGTCATGCCGCGCAAAACTTGCAGGCCCTAGGGCCGCTTGGCGCAGAGGTTGGCACAATCAGCCAAGGCGTGCGCGGCGTTGCTGGGGCAGCTGAGGCTCGTCTTGCGTCAATGCGTAGCCCGGTTGCTGCAGCTGAATCAACAATTAGCAAGGCAGCGCAACCACTTGCCGCAGCTGAGCAGTCATCAGTACCATTGGCAACTGGCGAGCAGCTTGCCGCAACGGCTCGCAAGGCCTCAGGCGAGGGTATTGGGTCAACAAAGGCTGCAACCGTACTGGCAGAGCAAGCAGCGCCAGACGTAAAGGTAGTTGGTGCAGCTGAAAGGCTTGGCATCTCAGACTACTTGCAGCCTGACCATGTAACTACCAACCAAGCGTATCGAGAGCTTGCTCAAGCAGTCAAGTCGGTACCCGGTAGCGAGGCTCGCGCCGCAGAGCTTTCTGGGCTTGCAGAAGTGGCAAAAAAGGCTGACGATATCATCACTGAGATAGGCGGCACTCATGACATGTCTAGACTGTCCTCGTCAGTAAGGGGAGAGCTACAGTCATCAATCGACGGACTTGAGAGCACAGCAAATGCTCTGTATTCAGAGCTTCGCGCTACGATACCAGCAAAGGCAGAGGCGCCCGCAAGTAGCGTTCTGGCATTTATCGGCCAGCGTGCCGACGAGCTTGGTGGCATTAAAAACCTGTCCCCAGCAGAGCGCATGATACAGGCAAAGCTATCGCCAAAAGATGGTGTGCAGCCAACGTATGCACTGCTTGACGATGTGCGTAGAGACCTTACAGCTGCTCGTGTAAAAGCGGCCGGTCCATTCAAGGATGCCGATACAGGCCTACTGAAAAAGCTTGAGTCTGAGCTCAAGAAAGATCAGGGAGCGGTTGTTGAGCAATACGGAGCATCAGAAAAATTCGCCGCAGCACAGAAGGCAGTTGCTGTACGCAAAGGGATTGAGGATGATCTAGTTGCGCTGTTCGGAAAGGCTAGTGACGGCTCTATCGTTGGAAAGCTTGAGTCTGCCGTCAAGGTTCTTCCAAAGGGTGATACGTCTGGCTTTATCAAGCTAATCAAGGCGGTGCCAGAGTCAATGCGACAAGACGTTGTTGCCAGCGGGTTGGCTACGGCTTTTGGCAAGAACGCCAAAAACCACGACATCAGCTTTGGCGCATACGCCGACTGGTACGATGGACTTGTGCAAAACAAACAGGCATACCATGCAATCATGTCAAACCTTCCTTCAGGCGCAAGAAAGCAGCTGAGCGACCTATACAGAGTATCTGACTCTGTACGCAAGGCCTCAAAGGAGAGGATCACAACTGGGCGCATCACGGCAATATCAGATCAGCTTAAAGATGCCGAAGGTGTAATTGGCCGGCTGTACTCATTCGCTCAACGCGCATCAGCTGGGCTTGCTGCTGAGGCTGTAACAACTTCAATTGGAATGCCCGGAGCAGGCGTTGCTGCAGGTATAGCATCTGCCCTCACAAAGGGCAAGACTAGCGCCATGAAAGCAGCAGACACCCTCATAGCCTCGCCTGAGTTCGTCGCTGCCGTAAAGGACATGGCGCGCGGTGACAAGCAAGCAGCAGCAGCAAGGCTGGCTAGCAGCAAGGCGTTCGGTAGC